CTTGGAGTTGGAATTCTCCAGGGGGTCCGCGGTAGTGGTTAGACTTCCGCCGAGTGGCGCGTTGCTTGGCAAGCAAGCGTCACGCCTGCCCAGGCAGGTGCCCCGAGTGCACGCCCCAGTATCTCACAAGAAGAGGATGGGCAAACGGCCGCCCGTACAGGCCGACCAAGCCCGCCGTAAGGCCCGTGAGGGCCGAGCGGGTGAGGGTCGCAAGTACAGGAAGGCCGCCGCCTCCCTCTCTCGTAGGGTTTCTAGGGCGCGGGCTGTCGCTGACGCCCCTGCACACGTCTTACCGCAGCCAAGCAGTTCAGATTTCCCACCCCTGAGCCTGCCTGTCCAGGTGACACCCCTTGGCCCCCCGAGTCGCGGGAACAAGCGACGGTCCAAACAAGTTGGCCCGACTCGCTCCGCGGTAACGGGGGAGGGGGTCCCTCAGAGCCCTAGGGACAAAAGTGAGCGCCATGTAGGCCTCACCCCTTGGGTCTCGGAGGTTCCTGATGCAAGCAAGCCCGGGAAGGAGGCCTTCGTGGCGCTCCCCGAGCGGGCGATCTTAGCTGCTTATGCTGCGGCCGGGGTGAATGCCGAAGAGGCGAAGAAGTCTCGCATGTGGGAGACCAGGAACGACCTTCCCGCCCTAAAGCGGGAATCGGCCGCGCACCGATCTCGGTTCCTCCTTTATGGGGGTTCCAAGAAAGACGCGCAGCTGTCGTTCGTTGGCCGTGCCCTTCCGCCGGCCCCAGCATCAGCTAGGGTCGCTGCGTTAGAGCAACACAGGCAGGACCTTACCTCCTCCTTCTCGACAGACACCTCGGTGCTCGCGCTCGCCAGGTCGTTCGCGTCTAGCTGGGCAAAGAAACACGTCGCCAGGTTCAAGGCCCCCCTAGGGGAGCCTGATTGGCCCACTCCTTCGTCGTGCCTCGAGAGAGGTACTTCAAAGGGCGGGCTCCAGGCGCACGTGCTCTCGGCCTGCTCATTCGACGAACTACCTTGCGAGCTTCCCTTCGGCATGGCTGGAGCGGTTGCGGGTCTGAATGCTCGGATGGTCCTACATGGGGTTACCCATCTGGACTCCGGCGTCATTCCCCGCCACCGCATAGCCGTGCTTTCGGAACGCGGGCTTAAGACGCGCGTGGTCAGCGTCGGTCCAGCGTGGTGCCAACTCCTTGGCCACACGGTCCGCAAGAGACTCTTGCGCGGCTTGAGAGCCACGGAAGGCACGTATGCACCACTTGAAGGAGCCGCTGATGACGAGATCATTAAGCTGTTCGAGGGAAGCCTCGCGGAGGTTTTAGTCTCCACGGACCTCACTCGAGCGACCGACCTGATCCCCCACGACTTGGCGGGCGCCATCGTCGACGGCCTCTCAGATTCGGGCCGACTCTCCGACTTGGAGGTGAGGATTCTCCGGGCCCTTACGGGTCCTCAAGAACTCATCTACGGGAAGGAGGTCGTCCGAAGCTCGAGAGGCATCCTGATGGGCCTGCCTACTTCGTGGGTAATCCTCTCGCTCATCCACCTGTTTTGGGTGGACGAGGTGAAGAGGACGTCACCTGCGGGGCCCCTACGCCGGGCACACCGGGCGAGTATCTGCGGAGACGACGGCTTGTTGGCGACAACAGCCGCCGGCGCTCGTAGGTATCGCCAAGTGGTGTCCCAGTGCGGGGGCTCCCCTTCTGAGGGGAAGCATTACGAGTGTTCCGTGGGACCCGTCCGGCGGGCGGTGTTCCTGGAGAGGTTGTACGAGTTTGAGGTCGTACCGGGCGCCGTCCCCCTTTTGGGTCGCGGCGTACGGGTGGAGGCGATACCCGTTAGGGGTCTCACCTCCAAATCTCTTCCTCGTGATCTCACCGGGAACGCCGTCCTGATGTGCCGCTCGGAGGGTATACGCCAGATACTTGTCCTTTCCAGCTTGCTGGAGCAGAACTCGTGCCTGGCGGCCCCTCTTCGGCAGTACATCAGCCGGAGAGTCCCTTGGCTCGGCAAGTACGCGCTTGAGGCCCTCGACCTGGCGCC